TCTACCCCGAATAGGTTGAATGAGAGCGTGGCGAGCGTGGCGTACACGCGCACCTTGTCCGTTGTGGCGAGCGAAATGCCAAGGTGCCACGTGTGCGACGTGTTCCCGCCGATTGGCACGTCGTAGAACAGGTACTGTTTCGTGGCGTCGGCCGCGCCAGCTACGGCGACGGAAATGCGATACGTCGTTGGTGTCGCGCTGCGGTTGCAGACGACGAGATGCGAAAGCATCGCCGATGTCGACGCCGGCACCGTGTAGAGGTCGGTGAGCGTCGTCGCGCCAGGGTCGAGTTGCCCGAGAACCTTCAGCGTGTCAGCCATTGACCCCGAAGCCTCCAGCGATGATTGCCCGAGCCCAGAGTGTCGTTGCCGTGCCGTTGATGTTGGCAGTCACGATGCCCTTGAAAAACGTGTCACCGTTGCCTTTGATCTGCCAGAGCATGTTCGTCAGATTATAGTCCCAACCCTGCACGTGGACGTGTGCTGAGGTCGATCCCGCTGCGAGCCTGAGTCCCGGTCCCGACGAGGACGAGTTGTTGATGCGCGCGGCCCAGTACGCCGACGCGCTACAGTCGATCTCAAAGAGCGAGAAGCCGGTGTTGAACAGCTTGATCTGCCCGACCGACGCAATCGTGACGGTGGCGCCGTTGGTGAAGTTGTAGATGCCAGAGATGGACTCGTTGGCGGCTACCCGAGCGAGGATCGTTCCGTCCGAGATGGCCGACTCCACGATATTCGTGAGCGCGGATCCGTCCGTGCCCCACGCCACATCGGTTGATCCGGAGCGGAGGAACGAGCCGTTCGATCCCTTCGCCAGTCGGCTCCACTTCGGCGTCGAGTTGCCGATAATCACGTCGCCACGAACGACGGTCCCGGTGAGCGTGTCGGAGTGGGTGTCGGACTGAAGCAGGTTGTGGAGTAGCTGTCCCCAATGCGGCGCGGCTCCAGGCCCGCCGGAGATGAGCGCGTAGCCAGCCACTCCCGAGGCGAGACGCGCCCACGTTTCTTCGGAGTCGGCATACAGCATGTCGCCGATGGTGAAGGGGTCCGCGCCCTGGTCCGTTCCGCCGTGGATGCCCTGAAGCACGCCGTCCGTGAAGAACGACGATACTTCCGTCGCGTGCAGATCGGCGAACAGCCGGTCGAAGTTCGAGTTGATGTTCTCGATCTGCTGCGCGGTCAGCGGGAACTGGATGTCGTAGAGCTTGGCGCGGGCGCGTTTTGCCATCGCTAGTCCCTCCCGACCGGATGGAACGGGACTTCGAGCCCGTAGACGCGCACCTTCTGTGCAGCCTCAGCGTTGCGGAGGTTGAGCTTCAGGAATCGCCCCGTGCCGAGGATGCGTCCGCGCAGTCGTCCTTTCGTGAGGTCGAAGCTGATGGCGGCGCCAGCCGACGCGCCGATGTCGCCGACGTAGGGCGTGATTGTGAGCGTGCCGGCCGCTTCAACGCGCGCGCGCATGGCGAGTTCCCCGAACAGTTTGATATCGTCGGGCGCGTCCATGTGGAGATGCGCGAGATCCACGTCGAAGTCGATGGCGGTGCCGTCGTCCGAGGCGGTCGCCTGATTCTGGTTGTAGACGAAGCCGGCCGTCGAGCAGATGATCGGCACGAGCAGGTCGTTCGTATCCTCGATCCACGAGGCGTACGCGGGCGTGAAGGCGTCGGTCTTGTGCGGCCCGGTCCAGGTCTTCCTGGTCGTCGAGTACGATAGCCACCGATTGACCACGCTTCCGCCGGCTGCCGGCAAGAACAGGTCGTACGTGTCGAGCAGCGGGTTCCACGAGGCGAAGGCGTTGGGAAACTCCGAGCGGTTGAACACGTCGCTCGTCGTGAAGTACGGATGCAGGCGTTCTCGGCTGACGCAGACCACGCCCTCCGGCCCCCACGAGTAGACGCCATCTTCTCCGAGCCAGTACGCCACGTCTCGGATGACGACAACGGTATCCTGCGCGACACAGCCGATGTTCTCGGCGAATTTGATGATGTTCCAGTTGTCGGGGTTCGAGCCGACGAGTTTCCAGGACACGTCACGCTTGAGCAGGCCGAGTTCGTCGCGTCTGGTGGCGAAGGCGGTCATGCCCATTTCGTCAGAGTTCACCGGAGGCACGTCGAAGAAGTTGCCAACCGGGAACTGGTAGGAGCTTCCATCCTCGCCGTAGTACACACGGTCCACAAGCTGATTGCCGCGAAGGAACAGGCGGTTCTTCCAGCACGTAATCAGTTCGCACGTTTCGCCGGGCATCGTGCCTGGAGGGTTGCCCTGGAGCGGGGGCGCCGCGACGAGCGAGAGCGAGGCGTCGGGCAAGTCGTCGATGACGGTGATCTCGGTGTTGTTGTCGATGACGTACCACGGGTAGTACACGTCGCCCGGCCCGGATGTGGTGCGGTAGAGAATGCGTCCAGTGATGGACTCGTCCGAGATGGGAATAGCGCGAGCGCGGAGTTGTTGGGTGCTGAGTGAGGCAGAGGCTTCAGACTCCGGGCCGAGCGGCGATTCGTTGATGATGTTCCCTTCGGCGTCGGCGAGGTAGTACGACACCTTCACCTTGTAGGCGCCATTGAGCAGGCCCGAGCCAGAGGCGTCGAGGATCGGCGCGTAGGCGGGCGGGCGGAGTGCCTGGGTGCGGACGGTCAGCGTCTCGTCGATCCAGAGGTTTCTGGTCGGAGAGCCCACCATGATCGTCTGCTTGCCGATGGTGGCGAAGCGGGCGCGGCGCGCGGCGAGCGTTACGGTCGAGGGAATCGTGATTGCGCTCCACGTCCCATCGGCGTTGAGCTTGTAGAGGCTCGTGCCGCCTTGTGTGAGGTAGTAGGGCACGCTATTCCTCCGTCGTGATGATCGCCGCCTGTCCAGTGAAGCCGGCCGCTGCGCTCTTAACGACACTCCAGGTGCCGGGGCTGGCGCCGGGGACGCGCTTCAGGATGTTGCCGTTGCGCGTCGGCTCAGAGCCCGTGTCGATGACGTACTGATTCCCCTTGAACGTGACGCACGTTGTAATCTCCGACCCGTCCGGATGCCGGCCGATGAGCGTGTTGAGGTTCGCATCCGAGAGGTCGTCGGCCCATGTCGTGCCGCCGTCAGCGGACGCACGGATCGTCGTGGTGGTCGTGCCGGACGTGCTGGCGCGGAACGCGAAGATCTTGCTGTCGAAGCTGAACGGCCTGAAGTAGCCGGCATAGTTGGCGGCAACGATGGTGTCAACGGCTGTCCACACGCCATCGGCCGAGCGGCGGTAGATCGCCTTGGGCGTCACGCCCGAGTCATACATGAAGGTCGCGTACAGGAATCCGGCGTGAACACAGATCCCCATCCCATACGTGCCGCCAGCAACCTCGAAGTCCTTGATCCAGGTCGTATCAACGCCTGGGCGAATGCGGTAGACCGCGCACGTCTTCGCGCCCGCGTACTCGTTCGTGATCGCCCACAGCTTGTTGCCCCACGAGGCGAGGAACCACGGGGCTCCGCGATTGGACTCGGTGCCGGTTGCCCACGTCGCGCCAGCGAAGGAGTTTCCAACGCGGCGCATCTGGCCCGAGAACGGGTCCAGGCTCCACACGGTACCGCGTCGAGTGGCCGAGTCGTCCAGGGATGTGAAGTAGAACAGCCCTTGGAACTTCGTTAGGAATCCGACCTCGATGCAGTTGGTCAGGGTCGTGCCTGCGGCGATCTGGATCTGCTGGTTGAACGGCACCTTGCCGAACAGGTAGTCGTTGGTTCCATCGAACAGGCGCACGGGTGGCGCTGAGTGGCCCGCCGTGTTGTAGATGATGTAGTCGTTCGATGGGTAGAGCATCCGGTCCCGGATTGCCGCTCCGCCCGCATTCATATACAGCGCGTACTGAGCGCGGCGCGACCGCCTCATGCACGGGCCGGCGGCGTTCGAGTCAACCCACGTGGTCCCGTCCTCGCTGTACGTCCAGTTGTAGCCGGATGTGACGGGGTTCTCGTACGCTACCCAGAGACGCTGAATCGACTGAAGCTGCTGCGAGATGTTCGTGAGCCCGTGCACCTGTCCCGAGAGTGCGATGGCGTTGAGTTTCGACAGCCCGCCCCGCTTGTCGACGGCGCCCTCGCCCTCGTTGGGCAGCATGACGCAATTCTGGGCCTTGGTCAGCGTGCCGAACTTCCGGTGCACCGGAGAGGCCGCAAGGTCCAGTCCGATCTCGGCGAGGTTATAGATGTTGAGCCGCTTCGTCGACATCGCGGGCTCCTACTGCCACCACGCCTCGAACAGCGCTTCGGCAACTTCCTCGTCTTGCGTCTGCCGTGGCGTGAGCGAGGTCAGGATGTGCGCCTTCTCGGTGCTGTAGATGGTGAGCCAGTCGCCATCGGGCACCTGGGATTCCTTGCGCTTGGCGAGTGAGTGAGCGACCGCCCATGCGATGAGCGCCTGATCCGATTCGCCTGGGATTGGGTTCGCCCCGGCGAGCGCAACGGCCGAGAGCGTGGGCACATAGACGAGCCGGAGCGGGAGCGCGGTTGAAAGGGCGGGCGCGACGTAGATCGTCGGCGCAGCGATGGGCGCTCCGGCTCCGGTGATCCAGAAGTAGATCTTCCCGCCCTGGAGCGGGTCAACCGCTGACTCCGAGCGCGCCGCCTGAAAGCGCGGGTGCATGTAGTTCAGCGCTTCGTACTTGATCCCGCCGTACGTCTGGAGGTCGCGCGGTTCGAGCCCGCGCACAATCGCCACGTCTGCCGGCACGCCAGAGAGAGTCGTCGCGGAGGCCGCTTGGCTGACGTTTGTAGCGTCGTTCGTGAGAAAGAAGTCCTGATAGTTGTCGTTCAGTGCGCGCCAGAGGTCTTTGATCGCCATGTTCATATGGTCGGCGATCTCCTGGTCGGTCCAGAACGACGCGGTAGGTTCGTTCAGGTGCTTTCTCGCTTGAGCGACGAGGGCGCTGAGTAGAGTTGCCACGATGCCCCCTTACTGGAGGGTGAATCGGACCACGAGCCCGAAGAAGTAGGCGTCTCCGCCGAGCGTGTCGGCGGCGTTTCCGGGATAGCGCGCCACTCGGATCTTGGCGAAGTCTCCGGCGGAGCAGCCGGTCATGTCGAGCGCGGCGAGTGAGACGATGCGTTGCTTATTGGCGGTGTCCACGTTGGCAATCGTCAGGGCGTCTCCGGCTGTGAATGCTGCGGTCGCCTCTCCGTCGTCGGTGCAGGACGTGGCAATCGTCCAATACATGTTCTTGGTGTTGTCGGCGATTGCCGATGACACGTAGAACGCTGGCACGCTGACGGTTCCTCCGTTCCAGTTGGTCGGAAGGTAGAGTTGCGCTTCGAGCGCGGCGTCTCCGGCGTCGGTGTAGGTGTTGCGCGGGAGACATGGCTTGCCGCCGCCGACGTTGTAGGCGGAAGGGCTCGGCGCGGTGAATCCGTTGGCGCCAGTCCAGAGGATCGGCGTGCTGGAACAGTGGCCGAAGATCGGCACGTCGTAGGTCGTGATGCCGCCGGCTGATGCCGCCCATTTGACGCCAGTTGCCTCTCCAGAGTCAGCGGTGAGGACGTAGGTGTTGGTGCCCACGCCGAGCTTCGTGAGCGTCGTCGCGGCCGAAGCGACGAGCAGATCGCCCTTGGTGTAGCTGGTCTGTCCGGTGCCGCCAGAACTCGCAGGGACCGTGCCTCCGCCTCCGCCTCCGGCGACTGTCACCTGGAGCGCGCCTGACGAGTCTCCAAGCAGGGCAATCGGCGATCCGTTGTAGGTGCCGAAGATGCGCGAGATCGTCTGCGTCGAGGTTGGAGTCGCAAGGAACGTGACGAGCGCGAGTCCGATGAGGACTCCGAGCAGGGTGATGGCGAATCGCTTGGTTCTCATTTCACGTACTCCTGGCGGCTGCCGGCGGTGTTCCTTCTGAAGTGGAGGTCGAAGAACTGGAGGAAGATGTTTCCCGCTGCCTCAGTCCCCGTGCCGTTTGCAATTCGACGGATGTTGCCGGCGAAGATGCTACTGATCTTCGCGTCGGCTTTTGCGACAGTAGGGAACCCGGTCAGCTTCGTGATCCCCGCCGTGTTTACCGCCTCCTGGCACGTGATGGTTGTTGCGGCTGCGGCGATCACGTCGCTCTCGGGGTTGAGCCACTGATAGTTGAGTTCCCACTTCACCACGTCCGTATCAACCGTGTCTCCGCACCAATGGACGTGTGGTTCGACGCTCGTGCCTTCGCGGTACCCGTGGGGAAGCTGAATCGAGAAGCACAAGAGGTCGTCGATGTCGAACTGCGGGAAATAGAGCCCCGACGTTCCGTACTGCGTGAGGTTCGGGACGTTGGCGCCCACATCGCGCAGAGCAAGCGCCATCTGCTGAGTGTCGTCCCACTCGTCGTGCAGAATGACGGCCCCGTGCGTCTGGACGCCCACGGCTCCCCCTAGAAGACGATGGAGGCGGCTCCACCAGAGCCCGCAGCGAGCGGGATTGGCGTGCCTCCACCGTAGGAACAGGTGATAACCCCCGTGGCCGGCGTTGCGGGAGTTCCAGGCACGGTATAGGTGAAGGTGTCGGCGCCCGTTCGCGTGATGGCGAAGGAGCCGTTGTATTCGGCTTGGTCGGCGCCGGCAATCGTAACCGTGTCTCCGGTCAGGAGCGCGTGCGCGGTGGCCGTCACGGTCGCCGTGGTGCCGCTGCGCGTGATGCTGGTCACAGTCGGCGTCGTGGCCTTCCGCGTGAGCATGAGGCGATTCCAGGATTGCGCCACGAGGGGCGCGACGAGCGCCCCCATGAGGCATCCGATGACGAGTCCGAGCAGGAAGCGTTCGCGCATGGCGTCCCTCTACAGGTCGGACGGGACGATGCCCGTTTCCGGCTCGATGAGGGCGTAGGCTTCGATGTTGATCCAACCGGCGAGCCCCGCCCCGGATACTGCGATGTCGATGTCGGCGCCCTTCGTGGCTGCCATGCCTTCGGCTCCGAAGTCGAACTCCAGCACGCCCACGCCTGGACCGCTCGGCACGGTGCAGAACACCCGGCCGGAGGAATCCTGAACGGTGAGCGTCTGGGCCGCGCTCGTGGTGATGTTGACCGTCACCTTCTGAACGCGCGTCGTGTACTTCGCGCCGAGCGTAGCGATGAAGGGATCCGATCCCGTGTATGCGGCTGCGAACTGGAGCGACTTTCCTACGTCGCGGTGGTACTTGCGGAGGAACTGTTCGCGCGAGGTCGAGCCGATGGGTCCGATGTCCATGTTGAACCTCTATCGCTGTGCTGCGGCTTACGCCGCGACCTGAGCGATGGTTTCGCCGATGGAGTACGACACGAGGCAGAGGGTTCGGCCCTGGCTTCCGTCCGCTGCGCCCGGTGTGACGACGAACGTGATGTTCGATCCGGCGGCGTAGTAGCGGCCGAAGTTCGTGGCCGCTGGTCCGCGCTGGCCTGTCGCGGCGACGAGGTAGGCGCCTTCCTTTCCGCCCCAGAGAGCCGAGTGCGCGTGGTCGAGGACTTCGCCCACGAGTAGGTCGGTGGCCTTGAGGTTGACGGCCGCAAAGTAGCCGTTGGGATCGGCGGTGTCGCCCACGTCGAGCGCGGCCGATGTGCCATTCCAGAGCGCCTGAGCGATGACCTGGATGGAGTGGACGACTGCGCCAGCGGGCACGGGAATCGTGAGCGTGTACGACGTGCCGGCCCCGTTCTCGGTCAGGACGCCTGACTTCGTGACCATGAGGCCAGTGCCAGCGGGCGCGGTGAACGTCTTGTTGCTGAGGGTCTGGACCTGATCCTCGGTGACGACGGCGCGGACGTTCGTGCCGTTGTCGTCGATGAACTTCAGCTTGTCGTCGGCGGAGTCGTACTGAATGCCGACTGCGCCGAGAAGCGCCTTGAGGAATCCGGTGCCCGAGAAAGCGTGGACGTAGCGTGCGGCCATTGGAAGTCTCCTGCTCCGGTGGAGGCCCGGCAGAGCCCCCACCATCCACAGCCTCGTATTGTTCGCTGCCGCGAGCGGGTCGGGCGGGTCTTACGCCGCGCCGATGATGGCGAAGCCGATGCACGAATCGCCGGCCGCGCTGTCGGTGTTGCCGTTGACGGTGGTGTGGGAAGCCGTGGTCAGGCCCGTGCCGAACTTCAGACCGTCCGGCCACACGGCACAGTGTTCCTGCGCGCCTCCGCCGGTTCCGATCATCTTCTGCACGAGATCGCCGTTCGCCGCCGCCGTGGTCGCGTGGTCGGAGAACTTGATCCAGGCGTCCGTCGTCGAGGCGGTCGGCTTCTTCAGGTAGAGGGCGTACAGCTTGCACGCCACGTCCGCGACCACCTGATCGGCGCCGCCCGAGTAGTCCAGGGCGACAAGCTGGAGGTCGGGATTGCCCAACTGCTCCATGTGCTTCCACAGGGCGCGGAGGGATTCGGTGACGCCAGGCTTGCGGGCGTCCATGCGGCAGCGCCGCTTCACGTCATTGATGCGTTCCGTCGAGAGAGCCATTGTCGTCTTCTCCTTGCGCGCGAGCGTGTCGCCGGTCAATCACCGTGAACGCGCCGGCTGCGCTTCTTCCAGGGGAGACGGGCTCCGGGAGGTTGATTCCTACCCGGCTTCCCTTCTTCCAAACGATGTCACTGTACGCTTGACGCGCGAGAGCGTCAAGATCGTCGTGTATCGTGCGCTGTGAGTGTTCTTCCTCTCGGCGCTCTCCGTCTTCCAGAGTGTCGACGAACTTATCGGCGCCGCCCGCGCGCTGAACGTCCATCCTGGCAAGATCCTGAAGGATTGTCGGCCCCCAATGGGTCAGCGGAGAGGGAAGAATCGACGTGACTGGCACGAGCCCGTGTTGCGCCATCGTCTTCGAGTCCGGCCGGGCCTTGGTGGATTGGCCGTCCTCTTTCGTGCGATGGGTGAGCGACCGGACGAGGCGCCAGATATCCCCGGCGTTCTTGACCTTGCGGCCGAGGCGATATACGGCTTCCTCCTGCGACGGGAACAAGACGAGTTCCTGGTCGAAGGTTTCCATGTCCGAGAGGATGTGCGGCGGAGGCGCCGACAGTCCAAAC